ACCGGAAGCAAAGCATGACTTCCTGACATTCTCCGAGGGAATGGCGGCGATGAAGAAGATCATGGATCAGAAAGACAAGGAAGAAAAAGAAGAGAAGAAATAACAAGCAAGGAGAGCAGACAATGAGGACTATAGATGTGACCGCGATCATCGGACTTATCGCAATGGTATTTGGAATGATGGCAATCGATTCTTCCATCGTGTTCGGAACGATCGCCATCCTTATCGGAGGCTTGATGGTGCTGCCTCTCATCATCAGGGAGAACAGAAGATGATGAGCATGCCGGAGTACAAGATTTTCACCACAGAGGAGTGCGACATCCTCTGCGAGGCGCTAAGAGCCTTGAACCACCGCAATCTGTGCATCATGACAGACTACGGCACCAAGGCTATCAATGGTCGCAAAGCATCTGAAGAACTGGACAAGATCGACAAGCTTATAAAGGAGATCTATCCAGAAACTACAAGGGGAAGGAGGAACGGTCATGGAGTCAGAGAGACTTACTATTAAACAGGTATCCGAGATCCTCGGCGAGTCAGAGCATGCCATCCGGGTCAAGTGCCAGCGGAACATCTATGATCCGCCCATCTGCCGGGTCGAGCGGGGAGCAAAGAACAAACACTATGTGTTCTTCCGTGGCCTTGTAGAACGCTATGTCGGAAAAAGCCTGCAAGAACTGCAATGATCGGCATCCCGGATGCCATGACTCATGTGAGAGATACAAAAGGTGGAAAGAGGATTACTCAGAACGGAAACAGCAGTTCCTTGAATGGGAGCGCAACACATGGCAGTCCAGATACAGTAATCATCCTTTCCACCTCGGAAAAAGAAGAAAGGATAAGGACGAATGAACCTTTATGACATCGATGCGGCGATCATGAACTGCATCAACGAAGACGGCGAGGTAATCGACATTGAAGCAATGGAACGGCTCCAAATGGAACGCGCCGACAAGATCGAGAATGTCGGCTGCTGGATCAAGAATCTGGAAGCGGATGCCCTTGCATTACGCGAGGAAGAGAAAAGCCTGGCGGCACGGCGTAAATCTGCCGAGACCAAGATCGAGAGTCTCAAGAAGTATTTAAGCTACGCTTTGAACGGACAGAAGTTCTCCACGCCGAGAGTGCTGATTTCCTATCGCAAGTCCACTCAGGTAGACATCCCCGATCCGGATAAGGTCCCCGCCAATTGGTACAAAGCGACCTACACCATCGACAAGGCCGGTATCAAAGAAGCTTTGATGAGAGGAGAAGAGGTCAAAGGCGCGAGCCTTAAAGAGAACCTCAATATGCAGATAAAATGAAGATCAGAAAAGGAAAGATACCAACAGCTATCAGGACTGTTGTCTATGGCCCTGCCGGTATCGGCAAAAGCACGTTTGCATCAATGTTTCCGGATCCTCTGTTTATCGATACAGAGGGCGGCACGAAACAGATGGATGTCGCACGAACGGAAGACCCTAAGACATGGGATCAGTTACTCCATCTTGTAAACGAGGTCATTCAGGAGAAACCTTGCAAGACATTAGTGATCGATACTGCTGACTGGGCGGAAAAGCTTTGTATCAAACAGGTCTGTCAGAATCTGAATGTCAAGGGAATCGAATCCGTAGGATACGGCAAGGGATATACCTACCTTGCGGAAGAGTTCCAGCGCTTGCTGAAGGCCCTCGACATGGTGATCGATGCCGGTATCAACGTAGTGGTCTGCGCTCATGCTCAGATGCGAAAGTTCGAGCAGCCGGACGAAATTGGAGCCTATGACAGATGGGAACTGAAACTTGAAAAGAAGACGGCTCCCCTGCTGAAGGAATGGGCAGACAACCTGTTCTTCGTAAACTATAAGACCATCGTGGTCACCACTCAGAACAATACCAAAAAGGCCCAGGGCGGTCAGCGTGTGATGTACTGCACTCACAATCCTGTGTGGGACGCGAAGAACCGCTTCGGTCTGCCGGACGAACTGCCTTTCGACTTCAAGCAGATCGAGCATCTGTTCACCCAGGATCCGACCGACCCGATCAAGGTGGGACAGGATGCCAAGCAGCTTGCCGAACGCAAGGAAGTAGAACAGGAAGCGGCTCCGGGATGGGTTCCTGACCGCAACAGCAAGGAAGACGGCCTGAAGATCCTCAAAGAGTATATGGACCACTGGAAGATCAGAGAGGATCAGATCCGTCAGGTAGTAGGCAAGAAGGGATTCTACACCACCGGAACTCCCATCGAGAACTATGATACAAGGTTCATCTGGGAGATGCTCGTAGACGAGTGGGACAGAGTAAAAGGCATGATCGAACCCGATGAGGATATCGATATAGAAATCTAAAAACAAAGGAGTAAAGCACAATGGCAGAATTTGAGAGAGCATTCAGCTGGGATGATGAGATCGAGAAGGAATCGGAATTTACGCTTCTTCCCGAAGGAGACTATGACTTCACGGTAGAGAGCATGGAGCGCGGTCAGTTCAATGGTTCTGACAAGATGCCGCCCTGCCCGATGGCGATCCTGAACGTAAGGGTCTCCGGTAAGGAAGGCGCTACCACAATCAAGCACAACCTGTTCCTTCACACCCGCAGTGAGTGGGCGTTGTCAGCCTTCTTCAAGTCCATCGGTCAGAAGAAGAGTGGCGAGAAGATGCGCATGAACTGGCAGCTGGTTCCAGGATCTCACGGCAGATGCCACGTTAAGGTCCGCCAGTACATCGGCAACGATGGTCAGCAGAGGGAGACCAATCAGATCCAGAGATTCCTGGAGCCTAACGAGGCTCCGGCACAGAACAAAATGACATGGTAACGTTAAGACCCTATCAACAGGAAGCGGTCGAGGCGATCGAACGAGAATGGGGGTCCGGCAATAACCGGACCCTTTTAGTACAAGCAACAGGAACCGGAAAGACCATCGTCATGGCGGAAGTGGCAAGGAGAAGAGTAGAATCCGGCGAGAAGGTACTGATACTTGCCCACAGGGGCGAACTGCTCGACCAGGCTGCCGACAAGCTACAGAATGCAGTAGGACTTATCCCATCGGTGGAGAAGGCGGAGCATACTTCCATCGGCAAATGGAACAGAGTCACGGTCGGATCAGTGCAGACCATGCAGCGAGACGAACGGCTGGAGCAGTTCTCCCGGAACGCATTCCAGACCATCATGATCGATGAGGCACACCACTCCATGTCTGACAGTTATCAGAAGGTCCTGAAGTACTTCGATGAGGCAAAGGTCGTTGGAGTGACCGCCACGCCCGATCGCTCTGACATGCGAAATCTAGGCTCATATTTCGATTCTCTTGCTTATGAGTACAATTTACCGAGAGCGATACGAGAAGGTTATCTATGCCCCATTAAAGCGCTTACAGTGCCGCTTCAGATAGACATGACCCGGGTCTCTATCCAGAACGGAGACTACAAAGCATCCGAAATCGACACCGCCCTGGATCCATATCTGGAGCAGATCGCGGATGAGATGGCAAAGACATGCAGAGACCGCAAGACTGTGGTCTTCCTCCCGCTCATCAAGACATCTCTTAAATTCAAGGCGATGCTCCTGGAGCGCGGCATGACATGCGAAGAGGTCAATGGCGAAAGTCCCGATCGCAAGGAGATACTGCAAGCTTTCGATGACGGCAAGTATCAGGTGCTGCTGAACTCCATGCTCCTGACAGAGGGATGGGACTGCCCATCGGTGGACTGCATCGTTGTACTGAGGCCCACCAAGAGCAGAAGTCTCTTTTGCCAGATGGTTGGGCGCGGCACTCGCTTGCATCCAGGCAAGGATCATCTGCTTCTGCTGGACTTCCTGTGGATGACAGAGAAACACGAACTGTGCAGACCGGCATCCCTCATCTGCAAGCATGACGATACCGCAAAGGTCATGACCAGGAATCTGGAAGAGAATGCCGGGGAAGCGGTAGACATCATGGAAGCGGAACAGAAGGCTGAGACCGATGTGCTTGTCGAGAGGGAAGAAGCGCTTGCTAAGCAGTTGGAAGCCATGCGGAAGCGTAAGCGCCAGTTCGTGGACCCTCTCCAGTATGAGATGAGCATCAATGCCGAAGACATGATAAATTACACTCCATCCTTCGGATGGGAGATGGCACCGGCATCAGACAAGCAGCTCAAAGCCCTGGAGAAGTTCGGCATATGGACGGAAGACATCTACAATGCCGGGATGGCAAGCATGATGCTGAACCGGCTGAAAAAGCGCAAGGACGAAGGACTCAGCACACCGAAGCAGATCCGATGCTTAGAGCGGTACGGATTCCGCAAGGTAGGCGAATGGTCATTCCAGGAAGCGCAGTACATGGTCAAACGACTTGCCATGAATTCATGGAAGGTGCCGAGGGATATCGACCCGGCAACGTACAAAAAAGAAAGGACATTCAGCTATGAAAGTTTTATTGACTGATAACGGCATCAAGCCGACAAGAGCGCACGAACAGGACGCGGGTCTTGATCTTTACAGTCCGGTCTATGTAGACCTGATGCCTATGGGCGGTCGTGCCGTTATCGATACCGGCGTACATATCCAGCTGGCTCCGGGTACTGTCGGCTTCGTGAAGGGCCGCAGCAGTCTCAACTCGAAGGGCATCATCGTAGCGGAAGGGACTATCGATGAAGGCTATACCGGCTCCATCGGCGTGGTGCTTATCAATACAAGCCGTGAGGTGTACCACATCGAGGCGTACGACCGGATCGCCCAGCTTGTAGTACAGGATGTCCGTCATCCAAGCGTTCGGATCGTTGACTCGCTTGACAAAACAGAAAGGGGCGACAATGGCTTCGGTTCGTCTGGATTATGATGAGATAGTCCGCTACGCGCAGGATCTGAAGGAATTATGCAAGAACGTTCCGTTCTGCGGAACGTGCGAATTATGGAACGGCACAGAGTGCAGTCTGGAAGGGCCTCCTTTCGACTGGACGCTGCCGGAGGAAAGGAACTATGAACAGGGCAGAGCGAAGACGCTTGGAGAAAGCACAAGCCAAGACTTATACGGTAACACACGATGACATGATGTATGAGAAGGGTTTTCAGCACGGAGTCCATGTTGGGATCCTCAGGGAGACCGGCATGGCTACCAGGCTATATACCACATGCATGGCAGCGGTACTCCATGACGAGTTCGGCTTCGGCAAGCAAAGGCTGATACGTGTACTTGAGCATGTATCAGCCACGCTCCAAGCCGTACAGGGCGACCTCGATCACGAGAAGAAGATGCGAGAATGGATCAAGCGTGAATGCGATGTGGATCTGGACGATTACACCGGAGCAAGGGTCATCGATCTGAGAGAAGAAATGCAGACCATGCACGACATGGCAAGGAAGGTAGGTTCTGATAAATGAGCATGTGGGTCAAAGGCGAAACGCTAAATGCAATGGGAATAAAGCCGACCCGGAAAGAAGATACAACGCGGGATGGCAAGTTCTGGTCCTGGGATTATTACTGTTCTAACTGTTTTCATAGTGCATATCATGATACAGACTACGGCGAGCAGTTATTTGATTATTGCCCATATTGCGGAAACAAAATGGAGGGAAACAATGGATGATCTGATCAGCAGAAAAAGCTTATACGACAAAATGCGTGAAGCTGAAGAACTTGCACGGCAAAGAGTACTAGATACACGAACGAGTTTCCCGGATGGTTCGCTGAATCCTGCATACGTAAGATACATGGCACAATTATCTGAACGGACAAGATTCAAGGAAATGATTTACGATGAACCATCCGCAGAACGTGATTATAAATTCAATGAGTGGTGTACTGACTGCAAAGAGTACGACCATGAACGGCATTGTTGTCCACGATTTAATCAAGTGATTCGGACAACTTTGCAGGAGGTACAGGAGGAGCGGAAGAAAGGAAAGTGGATACTGAAACCTAACATCTATGGCGTTGCATATTGTTCGGAATGTGATTACGAACTGCACACAGACAATACAAATTACTGCCCCAACTGTGGTGCTGAAATGAGAGAAAGGAAAGAAGAATGAAAGAATCAAATAAGTTGGCATTCAGCGCAAGCATAACAGAAAACAGTTGGTTTGGAATAAGTTGTGAAACGCAATGGGGCGAAGATGTCACTGATGAAGAAATGGTATCGGCATTCGTTTCGTTGTTAGATGATATAAGCCGAGATGACAGTATAAATAATCTGTTTAATATTGCGATTCGTGTAAGAAAAGAAATGATGGATGACGGCATAGATAGCTTTACTTTTGCAGAAAGGAAAGAAGAATGAAGATATTTACAGAAAAAGGATTCCGAGAGGAACTGAAAAGAAGAAGAGAAGAAGAAGAGGAATCAAGGTGGATGCGTGAACGTTTCCATGAACTGGAGCGCAAGGTC